AGCAACAGTTTCACTACCTTGATTGATTAAACCTGCTTTGTCGCCAATTGCAATTTCTTGTTCACTAGTTCTTAATGTTGATGTATAAACTGGACCAACAATCTTACCGTCTGCTCCGTCTACTAATAAAGTTGAGTTATCGGCAAATACAGATCCGTTAATGTCTACGTTATTGTTAAAACTAATGTTTAGTTGTTCTGATTCGCTAGTACTCGGTCCAGGAACTTCAGATGTAGTAATGTCGATACCGTACCCTGGAACAATTTTTAAAATATCCGAAGTAATGTCTGCGGTTAAATCATCGGATCCTGGTACTCTAACAGTAGCAAAGGATCTGGTAACAGGTGCAGTATTACTAATACTAGCAACGTTGTTTGCATCAATAAAGACTGTGATACCACCGCCACCTGATGTAATTCCTCTAATACCTGTATTGGTAATTTCAACAGAACCGATGCTGTTGTCTATACTAATACCGGGACCTGCTGTCAAGTCGGTAACACCGAGGTTAGTTAGTGTAACTTCGCCTGTTGCACTACTAACTCCTAAATGAGTCGTTCCAGTTAAACTTCTAACACCACTATTAGCAATGTTAATAGTATCTGTGGTAGCATCTGTAGTAATTGTGATGCCTGTAGTAGAAGTTAAGTTTAGAGTATCTGTAAATGTATCTGCTACAACATCGTCTTGACCAGGAACTGAAAAAGTTTTCCAGCTAGTGTTAGCAGGATTAATAATTAACTCTCCGCCTACAGTAGAGTTAGCAGGAAGTTCTACAGTTGAGCCAATGCCTTTTACGTGAGCACCACCTAACCAAAGACCGTTTAATTCACTACCCGAAACATTGGACCATTGTGTTAGATAAAGGTTTTTCCAAGACTTGCTAAGTGTTCCTAGACTGTATTGATTTGATGTAACAGGACCTACGCTGCTGGTCAAGTTATTAAAATCTAATGGTTCTAGGTCTAAGGAGTTGCTTAGTACAACTCCTAACTCTAAAAAGTTTTGATTGATTGCATCAAACGCTTCTTGAACGTTACTCCACAGTAGTGGGGGAGCTCCTATTCCTATGTTTGTTTTGTATGTCATTATTAAGTTCTCCCTACTGCAATTTCAATAGTTCCAATATGATCATTATCGTAGTCTTGTAGAGCTTTACCTACTACAGTTCCAACTTTAATGTCACTACCTCCAGCTACAGCTACGCCTGGAATCTTAGATGTCACAAGCATCTCTCCTTTCTTAATTTTTCCTACTACTTTACAAGGCACACGTCCTTGTAGAGCAACTAAGTTCTTAAGACCTGGACATCCTTCAAACATTGCAAATGCTGCGGTATTAGAAACAACACCTGCTACTCTTGTGTCGCCTTGGATGTTAGTTAGAGTAACTTCTTTATCGCCTCCGAATACAAGAACTGTTCCTACTTCGTACTCTTTATCGCCTTCGTAGTATTCTGCTAAGTCGGCGGAGTAAGTTGCTTGTAGTCTTGATTCGTTTGGTGAAGTACCAGTTAAAGTCCATCGGCCAGTAATTTGACCATTAGTTGTATTGCCGCCTGTAGTTAATAACAATGTTTGAATTTGAGAACAGCTAATCGGTGCTGCTGAAGCTCCGGTAATGTCTTTAAATTCATGAGTGTTATTCCAGTAGGCTGTTTTCTTATCTGTGGATAGCGAACCATCCTGTACAAGAATACCGCCAGCACCGCTATAACCATAGAGTCTTGTGTAACCGCCGGTAGCAGTATCCCATCTTGCTAGGCCAGTTCCGCTGGCAATCGATGTATCGCCTGTGGAGTTAGCCGAGTTAAGGAAGAATCTATAAGCGTTAACAATGTTACCGCCAAAGTTACCAAGGTTGTTACGCTCAACAAGTTTGTAATTGTCTGAGCTAACATAACCGCCAGATGCAGAACTTGCTTCCTGTGTTTGGAATTGGTTATCGCCAGAGCCAGAACCAACTCTTCTTAAGAAGCCAGTAGTAAATGCAGTTGCCGGAGTTTGCCACGAGAATTGTCCAAAGTTATCTTTTGCAATACCAAGACCGTTCTCAATTACAGTTGCAAACGATACTTCTGCAACGTCAGCTTCACCGGAAGTTGAATTTCCTAATAAATGATTTCCAGGAATTTTCTCAATCTTAGTCAATACAATTCCGTTATTCTTTAGATTAATCCAACCAAACGATGCATCAAACTCTGCGCTATTAAATGCAGCAAGACCTAAATTAGACTGAACTTTAGATACTGGAGCAGTGTTTGTATTAGCTACAGCGGCCTGCATATCTAATTTGCTTTGTGCAATAGCAGCGTCGCTCTTAACGTCAGCGTTAATAATAGTGTCGCTGTTAATTTGTACGTCAACTTGATTTAGTGTTGAGTCAACACCCGGTCTTAGGCTAAATGTTACATCGCCTACAACCTGTGCGTTAACTGAACTTTCTCCAACACCAGTAAACACTAACAGGTCAGCAGCATCCATGTTGCCGCCTGTAAAGTCTTGGAAGTTATCCCAAGTTAAACTTCTTAAGTTTACAGCATCTTTAGGATTGGTTGGGTTCTGAACGTTAACTGCTTTATGATCGCCTAAGTCAATATCTGCCTTCATTGGAAGGATACCGCTTAAGGCCATAAAGCCGCCAGTTGACGGAGGAATTAACTGAGATTCTGGAACGCCACCGCCGCTATGTGAAACGCCTAACCTGCGCTCGATGTAGATACGAGTTGCGTTTTCTGTTGGAACTGTATCCGTAGCGTTATCGCTCATGCCAGAGTCTGTGGAGAATTCAGCAATTGGAACACCACGTTTGAAACCAATACCGTCCAAGTTACTCAACGCAATCGCTGCGGAGAATGTTACTCGTCCAGTACCTTGGTCAACACGGAAGTATGGACCAACGGAGAAGTTACCGAATTGGTCAGTTGTTACATAGAATACACGACCTACGTCTCTTTCAGCAGTTTCGTTAGAAGCGTTGATTGCATTAACTGGAGGTCCGTAAATTTCGTTAGGATAGTTTGTATCCGCATACGAACCTGTACCAATTTCTAACAAGTCATGTGATGTAACACGAGTTAACGAAATACGAATTGTTAGGTTACCTTCACAAGATATACTTCTAATTGGAACAGCAGCCTTCATTGAGTATCCAGAAGCTACTGCTTGAATACTATCTTCTAACGGTCTGTTTAATGTAATTCTTGCATACGGCTCGTTGGTTACTGTTGTATTTTCAAAAGTAGTTACAACGTATTCTTCGCCTTTGTAAATTAGTCTTGAACCTGCAACTCTGTCTTGGTCTGCTGGGCTAACGTTAACCACAGCAAATGTTGAATCTCCTGCGCGGCCAGTTACTTCGCCTACAGACTGAACACCTGATTGAGAACCTGTAGTGTCAATGGCTGTGCCTTCTGGAGTCTCACTAATTCTAAATGATCCGGCTAGTAATCCAGTGGATAGCACATGGTAATGTTTGTTAGCAGCAATACCGGTTGGAAGTGTTCCTGTGGTAGTAAATTTAATAACATCACCGGCAGTAAAGTTATGAGATGCAAGAGTAATTGTAGCAGGCGATCCAACTGAAATAGTACAAGTTCTACCAGTCGGATAGTCACTTGTAAATTCGCCAGGCTGGTACACTGTTAAATCTACATAGTTGTAGTTTTCTCTTAGAGTTGTTTTTGTTAGTCCTTCTGGAATATAACTATGAACTCCAGTACCAGCCGTTGAAAATGCAATAGGACTTCCGTTTCTAACATCACTGATTCTAAATGTGGTATCGGATAATCCATCAGATAAAATCCAGAATATTTCAGTTGTGTTAACTTCCGCTGGTAAAGACCCAGTAGTTACAAAGGTAATATAGTATCCGCCAAGAAGCTTGTGAGTTTTATACCCCTTAATAGTTAAACCACTTCCGTCGCTTAATGTAGCAGCAGATCCTGAGGGTGATGTTGAAAGTACAAATTGATTATAGTTTGGAACATCAATTACATAGTAAGTAACGCCACTGCTTAAACCGTTGCCCGAAGAAGTTGGAATAAACTTGTCGCCAAGATTTAAGTTATGAACTTTCGAAGTTGTACAAACATTAGATGCAATATCTGTAACAGTAGCAAGAACTCTTACTGCGCCTGGATCAGCCGCTGTGAATTCCACTTCGTATGGAGCATTTGGATCTTGGTATTCTTCAAACTGTAATACACGATAAACGTTTTCTGGACTTTCCGCTAGTCTTAAACCAGTAGACGGACGAACTGCAACGTCTACTAATCCGCCTGTAAGAATGATTTGAGAGTTTGCTCTCATTGTCATCTTGGTACCATCTGGTACAGATGCATACAGACCGTCAAAGTTACCTGTGGTATCGTTTGTTAAGTTAAGTCTGCAAACCCCATCTGGTAAGTCTGTAGTTGTTACAGATGTAACTGGATATCGATAAATTAAACCACCGCCGTGGTCAATTTCAAGTTCGCTGTCGTTTAACGGAGTATATGAATAATTTGAAACATAGATAAACAATCCGTTAGTTACGTTTGCAAAACTACCACTCGGATAGTAGCAGTCAACACGCTGAGACAAATCATAATACAGGTCAGTTGGTGTTGGAACTTCTAATGGATCTGAACCTTCAGCAACCAACGCATAGTTACCGTGAGCACTTGAACCGCCCACAGAACGAATCTGTGCACCATTCAACGAATAGTAAGAAATATGGTTGTAGTAGGTAAACATCGACACAGCTTCAACTAAACCACCGTTAGTAGCACAAATACCATAACCTAAGTCGTTGACCTGTGTAAAGTCGTTGGCAAGCATCGATCTATTACCAGGCATTAACAATTCATATAAGTTTGCGTTTGTGTCTACAAACGTAATTGTACTCGATTGAATAGTTGCCTTAGCAGAGTCTAATGCTGTTTTAGCTGCTAGATTTGTAGCACTGTATGTAGGAGTTACAAGGTCCGGAAGAACTAATGTATCGGCATTCACAACACCGTTAGTGATGATGTCGGAAATGTCTGTTAATAATGTATTGACTCTACTAACTTCTGTGCCTGTAGCTGCGGTGCCAGATGTTCTTGCTGTTGAAGAATAGGATGTAGCAGGATTTAAGTTTTGAATAACTTGCTTTGCAAGATAGTTCAAATAGTCAATAGCCGCAACAGTTTGAGCCTTTTGATCTGCCGGAATCTGTAAAGGTCCACCAGGGATAATGCTACTATAATATTTTATACCAGCATCTCTTGTTTGACTATTACCGCCGTAAAGCACGTCATAGATTAATGCTTCGGTAATGTACTGAACGTCACGGGCACATGTAATTGAGTCATATACAAAACCTCCAGTGAACGGAGCAATAGGTCCTGCTACCTGAGCAGCAATCCAGCCAATGATTTCGTCTTGTAGATAGCCGATGTTTGCCAACAATAAATTTTTAGCATTAATTGGACCGCCGGTGACGCCTGGAGGGTTGGTAAATGTTAATGTTGGAGCATACGGAGAACCTTTCTTAATAACATTATTAATGTTCTCGCCGTTTAGAGCAATTAACTCTCTCTGAGAAATATATGTATTTCCAGGTAGAACATCTGCTGCTAAATCGTGTGCATAGGTAATTGCTCGAGTAGTTAAATCTGCTTGGTCGTCAATAACTACAGAAGCGTTAGCGCCTCGGTAAGTTAGGGCAGCTTTTCTTTGGTTATAGTTTGTACCTAATACAAGGTCATATCCCAAACCGTCAATAATGTAGCCAACGTCTCTTGAACAAATAGTTTCGTCGTATGTAAAGATTGGGAAAGTCCAAGGAGTAGTTTCATCTAAAATAAATGTTGCTGTGGAACCGTCTGGATCGTAGACAAAGTCTCTAACGTAGTTAATACGATAAACACTATCTAAGTAGATAAAGCTACATGGTAAGTTAGGGAAACGATCAAGACCAGATACTTCTAATCTTGTGTTGCTAACTTTGTTAACAATCTTAAATTGTAAGTTGCCCGAGAAGCCGTCAACAAACTGACCACCGGCAAATATTTGAGAGTTAATACTTCTTGAGAAAGAAGCGCACTCTTGTGCATACGGAGACTTAGCAAGAATTTGACCTTCTGGGTCAAGTGTCATCATAAAGCCGCCGTGACCTTGACATGTAATAGCACGAACAATAACCGCATCATTACATAAGAACACATCCATTTCGTCGTTATTCTTAGGACTGTTAACACCAGTTCCGGATGGGTTAATAACATCTACTAATGTGTCAACAAGATCTGTAATTACATCGCTAGCGCCTGGCTCTGCAGAATAAGCAAAGTCAAGGATCTGTGTAAAGACATCTTGGTATGTAGGAACAACTTCAGTATTGTCAATCACTGCCTGGCATAGATCTTCAATCTTTCTTATGGCAGCAGATGTTTCGCTGAATTGATCTTGAATAGCAATTAAGCCACTAGCACTTTGGTAATATTTTAAACCAGCAGATACAGTTCTATTGTAACCGCCAAACTTTAAGTCAAATATAATTGAGTCAACAATTAGTCCCGCATCTCTCTTGCATGTGCTTGAGTCGTAGGTAAATGTGTTAACAAATGGGCTAACGTTGTTTGCAATCTGGTAGTTAATCCAAGCAATGACTTCGTTCTGAATAAATCCTCTGTTTAAGTCTAGCAAGGCTGCTGCTGCTTTAAACTTACCTGGGTTATTAATCTTAGGATGAACTGGTTGTGACGAGTCAGTTAAGTAATGGTAACCATACAACTGAGTAGCTGTTGTTAACCCGTCAATTGTTAAATCTCTTCTGAATTTGTTGAATGCCCATGGGCTAGCACTTGGACCAGGACGAGGTTTAATAATACAACGTCTAAATTCGTCGCCGCAAATAGCAGTATTTTGAGGAACTTTTAACGGATAGTGTTCTTCATAAACACCGGTTTCTACGTTAACAGTTACTTGTATAGTCTTTGAAGAATCACCGTAGGCAATTTTTTCACCTACTTGGAAACTTCCGTAGACAATGTCCACGTCAAAAATTTCGTTACCATCACTGTCTAGGGAACCGTTGTGAGCAAGAATCTGCGCCAACGCACCTGAGCTTTCTCCTCTAAGGAATAAACCTTCACGAAGGTCTCTACCGCGATATGCTTCCGGAGTATCTGTGGTAACGTCACCTGTAAAGTCTGTTCTTAAACCATCTGTTCTAATTAGGAAACGTGGAAGGTTAGCCACAACTGTAGGAATTTTTGTAAATCCGCGCCCAGGATCGTTAATAGTAATTCCAATAATAACGCCACCGGAAATGTTAGCAGTACCGAACGCACCTGCTCCCGTAGTGTCCCCTTCTGCTGGATTTACACGAACAGAAACTAAGCTATATCCTGTACCACCGTTGGTAATATTAATGCTGTTGACTCTGTATGTAACAGAGAATTTTAATCCAGCACCAAAGTCACTGTCTGATGTTGTTGCTACGTCTGAGGAATCCGGTGGCAATACAGAGTAAGCACCTGCAGATAATTGTCTAAATGTAACAACTGGACCTGGGGTAGTAGCAGTGGTTAATACTTCAAACGTTGCCGGAGAACCTGTCCCACCGTTTAATGTAATAATGTCGCCTGGCTGGTAGTTAGTTCCTCCGAACGTAATCGTTGCAGAGTCTACGCTCATTAATACGTTTCCAGCAAAGCCGCTTCCAAAGCCGGGTGCTTCACTAATAAACGATAATTCGCAATCCTTTGTACCGTTATCGTATGTAAGTACTTTCTTATAAGGTCCGATGTCTAGCGGAGAGTCTAAAACAATTTCTTCTGCTCTCTTCAACGCAGCTTCTAAAGTTCTATATGCAGTAGCTAAAGAACGTCCTTGAACTGCTTTAGAAAGTCCTGGTCTTTCGTCTTGTCCAGATGTTGCTACGAAAATGTTAACCTTACTCGAGAATCCTGCATTATCTACATAGTTCTTAGTAGCAGCGATTAAACCGTCGTATAGCGCATCGTCTTCGTCCTGCGGATCTCTTGACAGGATCAACGGACCAGTCATAGTACCAAACGCTTGGGTGACTAGTCCAGTAGCAGGGTTAATTGCATTAACACCTGCACGAGAAATTTTGGTATCTGCGTAATCCTTATTAACTGCTTCGTTACCGGATGTAGGAGTAGTTAAGTCTAAGATGCGATATTGATTACCGCCGGATGTAGCAGATAAGTCGCCGCCTAGTTGTGGATTAGGGTCTCCAACAATTGCAGAGAATTCTGTGCTTAATCTAATCTGGTTCGGGTTAGTATCGTAGTCAACAATAACACCAACTGCTCCAACAATTTGTTTAAATTTAACGCCGTCGGTAGTATCGTTAACCGACAAAATAGCGTTAGATTGTCCAAAATATGTTCCTGGAGTATCGTCTAAGTTGATGAATTTGAGCTTTTCGCCTAAGCCCAATGAGCTGTATAGCTCTCTAAAGTTGTCGTTTACTTTACGAAACGAGTCTCTTATACTATCACCTGTACCGTCGTTTCCTACAGTACCTGTATCTATAATTTTTCTTGCCATTGTGAAATCCTATCAAGATGGTGTTCAAATTATATTTATCCGTCCATTTTATAAGCCTAATGTAAATACTTGATGTTTATTAAAACAGAAACAACGGAAACAGCCTACGAAAGAAAAAGCAAGAATGGCAAAACCCATTCTTACAAAAGAAAGAAGACCGTGGCTATTTTTTGTTGCGATAATTGCGATAACGAATTTCGAAGAGATCTAAAGAAAATAGATCGAAAAAGACTCAGCAATAATTATTTTCATTGCTGTAGTGACTGCGATGTAAAAAGATTTGCCCAAAGAAAAGGCGTAGAACAGAAGAAAATTTGGGATTTACCCGCTAGTACTACACTACCTGTGGGCAAATATTAAGCCAAGTATTTGCCAATAATTTCTTGGTATTTTTCTTTGGTTGCGGCTTTTGGAGCACATAGCCCGCACCAACATTTACTTTTAGCACAAATAACTGTAGGTTGAGTTCCTGTTTCTAATCTGTGCTTAGTTTCTGCAAGTAGCTGGTCTTTTTTGCTAAGATGTCCTATTGGGCCTACTTCGTTATTAAAGTTTACCTGGCAGTCCTTGTTTAAGAATATTTCGCCAGTTGTTTGTTTTACAAAAACAAAGAAGTAGTTTACAGAACAGTGCCATCCTTTTGTTCGATTTTGTACATGCGATTGTGTATCGCAATAGTTTTGATCAACATGAAAAGGAGTACCTCCGCAGCAGCTACGACCCTTAGTTTCTAAGTTTACAATGGAAATTACTTTGTTTTTTAGTTCAGTAAGCGGTTGCTTTTTTTCACAGCTACCGCAGCCCGGATTATAGAATTCTTGAAACCATTCTGCTTGAGGTCTTTTGTAGTAAAATTTAAAATTAAGTATTCCGTGATCTATTTGACGAGGCAAGTATTTTATATCGTTAGCCTTGCACCATTCGATCATCTCAATACAATTGTCCCAATTTTGCGGGTGCATCAAAATAGCACAATGGTAATTTTTACCTTTTTCTTTTAAAGATAGCAGATTTTTTCTAACAAGGTCCTGCTGCTCTAGGGTGCTTTCCGTATGGTAGCTTACTGTAAAATAATCAATCAGATCTACGATTCTATTCCATATTCTTTCTTTTACTACAGCATTGGTCACAGTGCTAAGTCCAAGACTCCATTTGTAACCTTTTTCTGTATGTTTGTTTCTGAGGTAAACAAGAATATCTACAATCTCAGGGTGGAATAAACTTTCACCTCCGAACACATTAAGACTAACATGCCGATGTTCTTCGTTTCTTTGATTAACATACAGGTCAGCATACTCTAGCAAGAAAT